AAATCGTGACGGCCATCGTGGCCCTCGTCTTTGAAACCATGCGTCAATACTTTCCAGGAGGCAACAATGCAATTGACAACCACTAACCGACAGGGCTTTGCGCCCGCCACTCTTGACGAAGCCATGCGCTTTTCTGACATGCTGGCCAACAGCAGCATGGTGCCCAAGGCATACCAAGGCAAGCCCCAGGACATCCTGGTCTGTGTGCAGTGGGGCTATGAGATGGGCCTGGCCCCCATGCAGGCGCTGCAGAACATCGCCGTGATCAACGGCAAGCCAAGCGTGTACGGCGATGCGGCCATGGCCCTGGTGCAGGCCAGCCCGGTCTGCGAGGATGTCGAGGAATACTTTGAGAACGAAGGCACCCAGAACCCTATTGCGGTCTGCGTGGCCAAGCGGAAGGGGCGCAAGCCAGTAACCGCCAAGTTCAGCGTCGAGGACGCCAAGCGGGCCGGCCTGTGGGGCAAGCAGGGGCCGTGGCAGGCATACCCCAAGCGCATGATGCAGATGCGGGCCAGGGGGTTCGCGCTGCGCGACGCCTTCCCTGATGTGCTCAAGGGGCTGATCACCGCCGAGGAGGCCCAGGACTACCCGGCAGAGGGGTTGTCTCCTAATTCAGCTGTCAATAAGAGACAACCGCCGGCCAACCCGTTGGACGCGCTTGCAGCGCCGACCACCACCAGCGACCCTGCGGTCATTGCAGAAACATTCGCCCAAGACACAGAGGCCGAGGAGCTGGCCAACAAGAAAATTGACAAGGGGCTGAAGGCGCTGGATGAGGCCATAAACATTGCCGACAAGATGCTCGAGCAGTTCGAGGTTGTGGACATCCCCGAGGCGACGGTGCAGGAAGAACCAGCAGCGGTGGGCGTGGTGGGCTACGGGGTGATGGTGCCAGGCAAGACAGAACCATTCAGTACGCATGCCAGCCTGGATGAATGGGCCGACGCCTACGAAGCCGTTGCCGAGAAAACCGCCATGGCAGGCAAGCGCCCGCCCAGGGAGCGGATGACCCTGCTGCGTGAGCTGCAGGAGGCCAACGATGCCACGCTCAAGCGGGTGGACACCGTCAAGAGGGTGCGTCACATGGCAGCCTACAGCAAGCGGCTGGCCGCCCTTGGAGCACTAATCGGAGAGAAATAACTCGATCTCTGCCTTGCGGCGGCGCACCAGCCCAGGCAGTTCCTTGCCGCCGCCTTTCGTCCACTGCATGAACGCCTCTGCTGCGCCCTCCCAATCGCCTCGGTTGGCCTTCATGCGGATGGTCGATCGCTGCAAGTTGCCTAGACCGAAGTTAAAGCTAATGCTGACCAGAGCGTCAAAGCTGCCTTGACGGCCAACCACAGCGGGAACAAGTCGAAGAACACCGCGTTCAAAAGACGCGACATCAGAAGCGAATAGTTCCTCGATCTCTTGCTTGCTCCAGACTCTTGCATGCTCTGCCCTCAGTGGGTAATCTTTCCTGGCGATCTTGCCCTCAGTGGCCACCATGGGTAGCCTGATCTGATCCTGGTATAGGACATGGCCATAGCCGATAGTCCAGATGTGCGCCGGGCACAGGTAGGGCTTGTTCCTACACCCCTCAAAGCGGTGCATCAGATCAGCGCCGGCCTTGCTCAGTTTCACTTCTTGCCCCACTGACGCGATCCAAACCAGAAGCCAATGATCCCGCCCAGCATGGCCATCTCATCGCTGGAGAAGATCAGATCAGAATACTTGATGATGTCATCCACACTCTTGATCAGCTCCGGGTGGTTCCAGACATAGAAGGCCATGAAGAAGTTGATCAGCACCAGCTCGATCACGAAGATGTAGGTTACGGTCGGGCGCACGGTGCCAACATAGGAAGCCACCCACTTGTGCGCCTTCTCGAGCACCTTTTCATCGTGCTTGAGTGCGGCCTCAGTCATCTGCGCCTCGGTCTGCATCATCACCTGGTCGGTGCGGATCTCCTCGATCCGCTGCTGTGCAGCAAAACCCTGAGCCGCCATCTGCAGCTCGCGCTCCGTCTGCATGCGAGCCAGAGCAAGCTCATGCTTCTGGTCACTCTTGTTCTGGAAATACTCCAGCAGCTTAGGCAAGCCGCTGATCAGCAGACCGCCGAGGGTAGAGATAAGAGATAGCATGTCAGACTCCTAAATATGCAAAGGCCATCAGGGCAGCGCCCACACTACCCACCGCTACACTGGCCCAGAACAGCGGCATGGTCACAGCCAGGATGGCTGCGGTCGAAAGCACAATACCCAGCTGCAGCGCCGAGCCAGCCCAGGTGTAGTACGGGCTGCGCTCCCTCGCCTTGTCGCGCTCTGCCTCGAGCGCCTTGGCCCTGGCCGACAGCGCCAGCATCCCGTCCTCTGGATCGTTTCTCAGCCGCTGCACCTCGTGACGGAAATGCTGCACCAGCTGCGCGTCCTTCTTCGTCATGTCATCAGACTCAACCATGTCGGCCATGGCAGTGTTGAGCACAGAGCGGATGTTCTTGGCCTGGTACCACGCCCAGACGTTATTGGCCTGAATGGTATTGGTCATCACCTTGCTGCTGTTGCTGTTGCCCAGCATGGTATTGATGGCCAGCAAAGCAGCAAACGCCGTGACCGTCACAGCTGCCCGGCCCTTGATCAAGATCTCAAGTTCTGATCTGGTCATGTCAGTGTTGCACTTGCAGTGCCTGAAAAACAAAGTAGAAGGTGATGCCCAGCACCAGCAGGGTAGCAGACACAGCAGCAATGATCAGGATCGCGTCATCCATCTCTGCCTTCTTCCGCTTGGCCTCTGCCTTGCGCTTGCTTTCAGCCCTTGCCGCATCGGCCTCCATCTGCTTGGCGCGGGCTGTGATCCGCAGCCAGACATCCATTTTGTTGGATTGGAAGAACAGCATCTTGACCTGTTCTTCAAACTCCCTGGCCTGCTCGAGAGCCATCTCCAGCTCGAGCGCCTTGCCAAGCGCTGAACCCTGAAAGCCGCCGCTCTTTGACTTCTCGACCACCTCAATGGCCTGGGCCTTGGCGTCAAAGTATTTGCCGAGCACCGGGCCTAAAGACTGCACATCCTGGACAGTGGCCACTGCCTTCTTGACCAGGTTGACCGCACTCGAGACTGCAGCCAATGCGGTGATCGGGTCAATCATTTCATCCCCCCTTGAAGTGCCCCGCGATCCACGCCACCGCAGCACCCACGCTGCTGGCAATCGTCATACCCATCCAGAAGCCGCCTTTGCCCTTGTTGGCGAGGGCAAGCAGCTCCTCGATCTGGCGCTCCATCTTGTCGAGCTTCTTGTCGATGACCTCGAATCGACGCTCGTAGTCATTGACGCGCTGCCACATTGCGCCGTACTTGATCGGGTCAATCTCTACCGGCTCCATCATCACACCTCATCGTCAACAGGCCAGGTAATCTGCAAAGAGGCCAGCGCATCCACGCTTGTGCAAGCCGCTATTGCAGCCTCGTTCGCATCAGAGGCAGCGCGGATGGCCGTCCTCTTTGCCAAGGTGTCAGCGTCCGCAGGTTTGACACCCTCGGCAGCGCGGACGATCTTCCAATCGGTCGGCGCGAGCAGCGAGCCAGCCGTCGCCTTGACCTGCTCCGTCATCTGCTTCTTGAGCTGCTCCAGATCCTTCGGCACGCCAGGCGCCCAATAGAAGCGGTCATCGTGCGGTGCAGGATCAGCCACCTCGGTGATGCCGATGGCCGCCTTCTCCTCCGAGCTGGTCAGGCGCAGCCAGTTGGCGGGGTACTGCACACCATTAGCGTCAAAAGGTGTGTCGAGTGGCAGGGTTTGTCCGTTGAGCAAAAACATGATTACCTCGCAAGTGCGTTCTTAAAGGGGTTCTCGGCGAAGGCCATAAATACAAACGTGCCGCCGCTGGCATTGACTTGTAATCCGTCAATGCGAATCTTGAATCCATTAGCCGTGAAGTCGCAGATTGAATTGCTGCTTTCAGCGCCTGAACTATTGGCCTGAAGATCAAAAGTGTTTACGTTATATCCGGGCCGAGCATCATCATTCATGAACCAAGACCCTGTAGAGTCCGTCCGCTTAATCATCAAGAACGCTGGCCTGAAGCCCGTGAACACAAACGGCCCATCCGTGCTGCCGTTGCCGGTGTAGCTGCCGAAGCGCGAGAAGCCTGCGACCTCGGAGAAGAGATAGGCAACGTAGTTGTTGGATGCCCAGTTCACTGCCGGGTCTGTGCCGACCGAAAACTGCGTGCTGTTTGGCAGCGTGCTGTTCCAGTACAGCGAACCGGAGGCAGACGACTTTGCATTGGTTAAGTT